GTTTTACATGAAAATTGGTCCGTTTACGTTCCCACAAGAAAAAGCGACCGCTGGCGCTATCACTGGCATATTGTTTGCTTGGATATCATTGTATATTTTAGGGTCATACATTACGTTGTGTGCGGTGAATACTTTGTTTCCGTTAAACATTCCCATCACATGGGAAACTGTAATGTCTGTAATGTGGTTGACTGCATTAGTTAATGCACTATTCTCAGGGAGTTCAAAGTGAAATTTTTAGTTGCTGGATTAATTAGCGTTTTTGCAATAAGCAATTCTATTGCTGGACCATCCATCTTTGGTGGTGGAAGTTTTATTTCAGAGTCTAGTCAAAATTCTGGTGACGATTACGTAAAATATGATTTGGCTAGGGTCGTAAGACTTCATCCCATTACAACTTCTAAAGTCTACAGCGTTATTCGTCAATCATGCACACTAGTTGAAGACTTATCTCCATCACCTCCAGTCATTGGTGGCGTTGTTGGTGCAGGTCAGTCTAAAATGATTCAACGTTGCATTCCATATAACGATAGAGAATATAAACAAATCATCACTGGATATGATGTTACGTTCGAATATTTTGGACAAATACGCACAGTTCGTATGGAAAATGATCCAGGAAATACGGTAAGAGTTAAAACAGTTACGAGTGTGTATGTGATTCAGTAATTATGAAAAAGTTAAGTGTGCTACATAGTATTATAGCAATTTCTTTTTTTGCATCTAGCGCAAAATCTGAAGTTGTTCTTGTCGAAGATTCTTCTACTCAAAGTGGAATCTATATGGCAAAGGTCATTTCAAAGAAACCTATAATAGAGAAAGTGGCACACATGACAACAAAAAATTACTGTGAAAGATATCACGGAACTACACATTATAGTAATGCGTCTGTTAGTTCTCCGATAATTGCAAAGACCGAAGGAATTTCAAATCCTGTATGTAATCTTGTGACGCATCAAAATTATTATGATGTGGTTAAAAGTTATCAAATAACATACGATTTCAAGGGTACACTCAAAACTGCAATACTACATTATGAGCCAAGTGAATTTGTGCAGGTGTATAATGCTCCATGACGTATTATGTTTATGGTGCAGAGGGAAGCAGAACAACTGATAAAGTTGAAACGCTGTTGACAGTATGTAGGCGACAATATAAACTATTCATATTGGGTCAAGACTATTCAATAGAACAATTGAGAATATTAGTTCCCGAAACTAGTTTTGTTCCCCACATATACCACGATGCAAAATACATTGGTGGCATTAAAGAACTGTACGATTATTTGTATAGCGAAGTAAAAATGGAAAAACAATTCCAAAACGAAACCCGAGAACTTGACAATTGATTGGATTATGAGTATACTAGAGACATTGAACGAAAGATATTTTTAACATGGAGAACTTTGATATGACAACTTTTAATTATTCAACAACTACACCAAAAGAACAAAAAGCATTTCGGGACTGGCTGACTAGCCATCTCAAATACGGTCCTGTGACTGTTGACTTTCTGAAGAAAGATGGTACAATGCGTACTATGAAATGCACATTGCAGGAATCTGCAATCCCAACATACGAAAAGAAAACCGAACGTGTTCGTACAACTTCAACTGACGATGCTATCTCCGTAGTTGACTTAGAGAAAAACGAATGGCGTTCGTTTCGTTACGATTCTGTTAAATCTGTATCATTTACATTAGGCGAATAAATTATGAAATTTTCCAAGATCAATCCTGGCGCTGACGCACAAGCATTTGGCACAGAACCTTCTTGGACCAATCAAGACGAAATCAGTAATCTTAAGATTGCTGAAATTCGTGCTTTGAATTGGTATAATTATTTTTGCGATAATAAGCAAGCAAAAACTTTTGTTGTAGAATACATGGCTAGTATTGGTAGACCAAAAGAAGAAATTTCTTTGATCGTATCAAGTGATGCATCTATTCCAGTACAACTTGGTTGGGTAGCACGTATGATGTGTATGGGCTACGAACCATCTGACACATTCAAAAACTTCTTTGTCAAAGAGTTTAAGACTGTCATTGAGACTGCAAAGAAAACCAAAAAACCAAAAGCACCAACTGTTACATTAACTGCACCAGTCGTGTCTATTCAAGATAGAATTCGTGAGAAAGCCTCTGAGGAAGTTGGTGAGATTGAAGGGCTTGTTGATGACTTCATTGCTGGTGGATGTAAATCTCCTCCAGACATGCAATCTTATTTAAAGAATCGTGCATTGTCTTCCGTTGTACAGAAGCGTATGTGTGAATCGTTCATTAAGCGTTCTAAAGAATTTGAAGATGCAATGAATACATCCGATGCTGATATCAAAGAAGCATATTCTAATTTCAGTAAAGTGCAATTGCGTAAGATTAAAGAATTCTATGATGCAATCGTTGCAGAAACAAATCGTGCCGCAGAATCTAAACCTACCCGTAAAGCACGTAAAGTTAAAGAGAAGCCCGCAAGTGTGATTGCCGCTAAGGTTCAATACATGAAAGATTTCGCTGAGTTGAATTTGAAGAGTGTTCTGCCAGAAAAGATCATTGGTGCAAATCAAGTGTGGTTGTACAATACCAAAACAAAATTGCTTGGCATGTACAATGCTGACAATGCGAAAGGGTTGACAATCAAGGGTACAACAATTCAAAACTTCAATGCTGAAACATCTACCGGCAAGCGTTTACGTAAGCCCGAAGTGACTGTTAAGCAAGTACTTGATGGTGGTAAGATTGTCTTGAAAAAACTGTTAGATGGCTTATCTACCAAGCCTTCCGAATTGACAGGGCGCATTAACTCTGATACAATTATTGTTAGAGTAATAACTGGATAACTTAAAATGATTTTGATTGACTTGAATCAAGTAATGATTTCAAATCTAATGATGCAGATAAATTCAAATGCATCAAATGTAATTGATGAAAACATGGTTCGCCACATGGTGCTGAATAGCATTCGCATGTACAACATGAAATTCAAAGATAGCTATGGTGACATTGTTATCTGTTGCGATGACAAGAAGTATTGGCGGCGTGATTACTTTCCGTACTACAAAGCGGGACGTAAGAAAGACAGAGAGGCATCTCCGTTTGACTGGAATCTAATCTTTGAAACGCTAAACAAAGTGCGTGATGAAATCAAAGAGTACTTTCCGTACAAAGTGATTCAAGTTGACAAGACTGAGGCTGATGACGTTATTGCTACGTTGACGCACAAGTTCGGTGTTCCACTTAAGAACAGCACTACCGAAAAGATTCTGATTCTATCTAGCGACAAAGACTTTATGCAATTGCAGAAGTTCGCAAACGTAGAACAGTATAGTCCAATGGGTAAGAAGTTCTTGCGTACAAATACACCAGAAGCCTTTCTGAAAGAACACATTATTAGAGGCGACAGAAGCGATGGTATTCCTAACTTTATGTCTTCCGATGATACATTTGTCGTAGAAGCACGACAAAAACCTGTAACTGAGAAAAAGCTAAATAAGTGGTTAGAAGAAGAACCTGAGTCTTTTTGTGATGAAGTGATGCTGAGAAATTACAAGCGAAATGAATTGCTGATTGACCTGTCTAAGATTCCAACTGAGTATCAAGAAAAGATTCTTGAAACTTATGACAATACCCCTAAACGTGGTAGGGAAAAACTACTTAACTATTTTATCCAAAACCGCATGAAGCAGTTGATGGAACATATACAGGAATTTTGAAATGTCTATTGATATTAGTAAGATGACTTTGCCTGAGTTGCTACAGCATGTCGCAGAATTACCAGCGGCTAAAAAAGCAAACTCATTGAAACAGATTGCAAACTTAACACCAGAATTAAAAACGGTGTTGCAATACACGTTTCACAAAAACATTGTGTTTGAATTGCCAGCTGGTGCACCTCCATACAAACCTATGGAGACTCCTGGTAATTGGGGGCATAATCGTCTACCAAAAGAATTGAGAAAGTTTCAGTATTTCCTAAAGGGAAGTACTTTGAATCCTATCAAACGTGAATCAATTTTTATTGAGGTTCTTGAAACAGTTTCACCTGAAGAGGCTAAACTTGTTTTGATGATGAAGGATAAAAAACTTACGTACAAAGGCATCACTAGAAAACTTATTGAAGAAGCGTTGCCTGAAATCTTACAGGGAGAATCAGAGTAACAAAATGGCTAAAACAAAAAAGTATTCCAGTTTCCGTGACTTCTATGATGACGAAGGTCGCAAAGGGAAACCGAAGTTGGACGAATCTAAAAAACAAAAAGATAAGTTCAAGCATCAGACAAAATTTATTGATCCTAAAAATCTTAAAGATGATGATTGGGATGAGTTTGAAGAATTTGACGAAGTAAAATAACTGAGTAATATATTATGATTTTGAATGATAGAGGCGGAAAACATCTAGGTTGGTTTTCATGGGATGAAGCATTCCGTCAAGCGGACAGTATTGACCATGGAATATATGCTTTTTATTTTGGCGAGAATAAACCAAGCAAAAAAACTATGCCGTATGAATTAAAAGATTCTTTTTATTTTGGCATGGCGTGTGGAAAATATCACGATTTAAAAAACAGAAAAAATTGGTCAGGAAAATTAAAAACATTTCTTCAAAAAAGATTTCTCAAACACAACATATACATGTTAAGGTTTCTTGCTGAGGATGATGATAGATATGGTAAATTAGATTTAAAAAAATCTAAATTATTTTTTGAACATTTTTCACCTCCATTGAATCCTCAATGCCAGAGATGGGTTAGCATTTCTGTTCCACCTAAAGAGTATAAATCTGTTGCACTAAAGGCGCTTGTGAGTGCTGTTGAATCTGAATATATCTTAGAGTATACAGAAAGACACGACCAAGTACCTCTGTTGAATTTGAGTGAAGTATATGAATCGGATCGTCAAATAGATTCGTATTCAAATCGTATGATGAGTTCCCCTAGTTTAGCACAATATTTTGGATAGATTATGAAAAAAGAATTGGATGAAGCACTAGTAGCAAAGTACCCAAAGATTTTTAAAGATCGTCATGCACCAATGACGCATACTGCTATGTGTTGGGGGTTTGATTGTGGCGATGGTTGGTACAACATCATTGATGCATTGTGTTCAAACATTCAACATCATGTGGACAATAAACGTAAAGACCGTGCAAGAGCATTGCGATTTAATCGTGCGCTGAAACGTGCATTGGCTGAAGATATACGCCCACTTCAAATGCATTTTAGTTTTGGCAGTCATACAGAGCCAACTTCATTTGGAATTGAATGGGCAAATAAAGCAATTGAAAAAGCAGAGTTCAGAGAAGTTCCCACATACATACCATACATCACAGCAAGTCAAGTGAAAGAAAAGTTTGGTGGATTGCGATTCTACACAAATGGTTATACTGATGAAGTGAGTGGAATGATTCGCATGGCAGAGTCCATGTCATATCGTACATGTGAAGTGTGTGGTAATCCTGGTCGTTCAAATAACTATGGATGGATTTCAACATTGTGCGACACCCACAGATTAGAACGTGGAGAAGACTTGCCGCAAAACGAGGAACTAGAATCCGAAGATTGAATACCAAGGTACTAATACCCATTTCCGAGCCGTCTTAGACGGCTTTTTTGTTGCTTTCCTGCAACAAAAGCCAAAATAGTTGTTGACGTACCCACCGAACCATGTATAATAGAATCTGTTGAGTGAGAAAATTAAAGGAAACAAAATGATTGATGGTTTTAACGAATATCTAGATTGCATCAAAGCTGACTATATCAAGTGGCAAGGTGATACTCCTACTGAAACACAAAAAACAATGGCGCAAGATTTTTGCGATTCCTTGTCCTATGAAGTTGGTCGTAGTTACATCAAAGTAATTATTGGTCGTAAAGGTAGCGGTCGTTCCGTGCATTCGTTTGTTTGTCTCCGTGACATGGGCAAATTCACAAAGGGCGACATTTTGAAAGCGGCTGGTTGGTCGGCACCTGCAAAGAATTTTGCCCGTGGTAACACGATGGCACGGACTTTTCAGAATGTTCGTTGGATGGGAGCAATGTGAATACCAAAGTATTCAGTTGCAAAAAAACAACAGAATTGAAAATAGTTGTTGACTTATGTGCCCATTGTGGTATACTAGAGTCTAGAGATTGAGAAAAGAAAAGGAAATTTGAAATGCGTACAAAAACTTACATTCAGGGCTTCAAGAATTCACAGAAAATTCGTGTGATGTTTGACGGAATTGGTGTCTACACCACCGTTGCTGGTGTGTCTAGTGTGTTTGCTACATACACTCATTCACAAGCGGCCAATGATGCTCTGTTGCGTTTGTCTTACATGCGTTACATGGCACAAAAAGATGGTGCGTTAGTTCCCACTGGTCTTGGTATGACAAGCTATAATACCTCGCAAGTTGGTACGCAAGTTCAAGTTGATTTGATTTAAGGAAATAAAATGACTACATTATCACACGATATATCTTACGGAATGTTTAGCGAAGTTGGCAACTTAGCCGTTCACGGTATTGTTGTTGCCGCAGTAACAATGAATCTGACATGGCCAGAAACTTACAAGTGTCTCAACATGTTAGCCAAAAATGATTACAACAAATTTGGTGAAGCGATGGACACCACAGTTCGGGAATGTGTCTACAATACTTGTGGTTTTACTTCTGACTTTTATGGTGCTTAATATGATTACATACAAATTTTATGTTGGTAAAGATGTTTATGAATTCACCGCAGAGTCTAAACTGAATGCGATGGAAATGTGCAATCGTCAAGTGATTGATAAATTAGATTTGCATCCTATGGCTTGGGCTGATGCTGGTCAGAATGCATTTTCGTATCAGTCTGGCAACTTTTTTGATTAAGGAAACAAAATGAAAATTGAAACAGCAATTGGTATTCTGAATAAAGAACGTGAATTTTTAGGTTTGGGTTTCTTGGAGTTATTGCAAGATATCCAGAAGTATGGTAAGATGACTTACTCTCAAAAGACTATGGAAGCATTTGAACGATTCATGGTTGATGGTCGCAAGATGTTTGCACCTGTTGCAGAATAACAACAACACCAAAAATAGTTGTTGACTTACCCTCTGAACCGTGTATAATAGATTCTGTTGAGTTGATAAAGGACATTGAAATGAGAACAGCAAACGAACAAACCCTTTGGGAAATCCAAGCATACGGCGCTAAGAAATCCGAAATCCTTGAGTCTGTAACAGATTCAATTAGTTTCAAACTTTCTGGTCCTGGCATGGTGATTTCAAGTTACCTTTCCGATGCACAGGAAGTGATGCAGTCTGGTAGTGAACGTGCTTTGAATGATGCAAGACAATATATTAATATTGCAAAAATGTTGATGATGGAATTTGAATTAGGTTTTAAGGAGAGATAATATGAACGAAGTGGCTAAGAGAATGGGAGAATTAGCCTCTCCCATTGAACAACAAATCTTAATGTGTGATTCCAGAGAAGAACTTTTAATGATGGCATGTGTAATGTTACAAAGAGCCAAAGAGATTTTCGATCAAGAATTAACTGTTGATGGCCGAAAGAAAATGTTTAGAGATTGTATTTAACAAGGAATAAATATATGATGCTAGTTATCCGCACTCAGTACCACGAAAATTATGGCGCACATGATTGGGACGGTACGGGTGAGTGCCCTCAGTATTGGAAAGCAAAAGGCGGTACCGAGTATAAGATACTTGACGTTCCCCTTAACATAGACTACAATGAGTTAGTGAAGTTCGCATTGACTGGCATTGAAACGGATACCGATTATTCCAACGAACACATGATTAATTGGTCTATGGAAGCAAATAGTTACCTTTCATGGTTTGAGAGGTCTCAGTTTGACTACGATGGTGTGATTGCACACAAAGAACCCACAATGACGTATCAAGAAGTTTTGGATAAACAAAAGGAACTAACATGAGTAAAATGAGCGAGTTGGCTATGGAAATTGAAGAGTTGTATTTACAAGGATACAATGAATTTACGATTGCAACAATGCTTAGTATACCAGTAGAATTGGTAGATGGTTTTTTTGCAAATTTTTCAGATATAGATTATAATGATAGCATGGACGGAGATTTTGATTCCGCTATGGCTTCAGCAGGACATGGAACCGATGAGGATTACGGAAGTTATGGAGACCCTGAATTTTAAATTGTCAAAAACAAAACCACGTAATATGGTAGCTAAGGACTTGCGTAGCCCTAAGTATCGTATGCGTGTGGTTGAAGACAAACGTAAGAAAGAACCTAAGTACAAGGAACAGTATGCTTTATCTTGATGGTATGGGTCCGAGACAATCAATGGCTGTTGAAATTTTAGATACAGTTAGATTCGGTGGGCTAGATAAGATCAAAGGTGCAAATGGGTATTCAAAGAAAAAACTTGCAACGGGTGATGCTTATGTGGTGCCATTCGGCATGTCAAAAAATTTGTATGGCGCTGTGATTATAAAGTCTCCTAAAAATATTGATGTGGTATATCGTGTTGGTGGACAACAACGTATTCAGAATTTGAGATATTGCGAAGAGGTGAAGCGGTTTCTAGTTAAAAGATTTATTCAGGATTAAAATGGAAAAAACAGACAACATTTTAGTTGTTGGTAGCGGAACCGCAGGACTAGTAACAGCATTAATATTAAAAACAAGATTCCCACACAAAGAAATAGCTGTATTGTCTTCCTCTAATATTGGAATCATAGGTGTTGGAGAGGGGTCGACAGAACATTGGCAAGAATTTATTGATTACGTTAAAATTTCAAAAGAAGAATTAATATGTGAAACAGATGCGACATTGAAATATGGAATCATGTTTACAAATTGGGTAAAGGAACCATATTTCCAAAGTGTTCAACAGCCGTATAATTTTAGATATGGGTTGTATCATCCGATATATGCAAAAGCTATTGGATATGGATTACAATCAAAAGATGTTACTCTAAAAGAAACTTGGGATAGCGTAATTTCAAAAAACATATTAAATGAAAAAATAACGATAAGTCAATATCATTTTAATACGTTTAAATTGAACGAATATTTGTGTAAAATTTGTGAACAGCGAGGAATAAAATTAATAGATGATACTATTACTGATATGCAATTAAATGATGATGGTTGTATTAAATCTCTTATCGGAAAAAATTCAGTTTATAATTATGATTTTTTTATCGATAGCACAGGATTTAAAAGATTATTAATTAATAAATTGGGTGCTGAGTGGGAAAGTTATAGCGAATATCTAAAGATGAAATCCGCAATAACGTTTCAGACACCAGAGGAAGAAATTATTCCATGTTGGACTCTAGCACATGCGATGGACTATGGATGGCTATTTCGAATTCCAATTTTGGATAGATTTGGGAATGGATACGTTTTTGATAGCGACTATATTAATGCAGAACAGGCAAAGGAAGAAGTTGAAAAATATTTTGGTAAAAAAATAGAAATCGGAAAACAAATTAATTTTGATCCTGGTGCATTAAAAACTGTTTGGATTAAAAATTGTGTTGCAATTGGATTGAGTGCCAGTTTTGTTGAACCGCTAGAAGCATCAAGTATAGGAACAACTATTCAGCAAGGAATGTTATTAGCGCATCGTTTGGAAGGTTATACACAACCAGTAATCGATTCATACAATAAATCTTGCAGGGCTATAACAGAAAATATTCGTGATTTTATCATAGTGCATTATTTGACTGATAGAAACGATACTAAATTTTGGAAAGATGTTGCGAATTTAAAATTACCAAAATCTTTACAAGAAAAATTAGATATTTGGAAAAACAAATATCCAATATCTGAAGATTTATGTTATGGAGTTAACACCGAATATCTTATGTTTGAAGATATCAATTTTGGTCTAGTGTTACATGGATTAAAGTTCTTCAATGAAGAATCAATAAAACGTGAATATGATACTCTTCCACAATTCATAAAAAATGAAGTTGATGATATTATGATTAAGTTGAAAGTTTCACCAAAAAACAATTCAACCTTAACGCATAAGGAATACCTCAACTATATCCGAAAACATTATAAATTGTCAAAAAATATTGACAAAAGAATGGATCTATAGTAAAATTATTATAAATAAATTCAATAAACGTGCCAAGTGTCGTTGGCTACTGTGACCCACAGGATGAGAAGTAGTGTGACAGCTACGGGTGGTAGTCTTTAAACCGAAAGGCCGCTGGCAATGCGAGAACGGAATCTGTCGGGAAGCGGGTGGAAGGTACGTGGTATGAGTGTCTGGTAAAACAGACGTCCTCAGAGTCCATTAGTACTAAATTACCGCCGAGGTTCGCAGAGCATTTTATGAATTAAGAAAAGGTTATTAGACAATGAATGAAGTTGAAAAAGAAGTTTTACTAATTGCACAAGAAGAATGTGCCGAAGTGACACAAGCAATCAGTAAAGTTTTTAGGTTTGGTTTAGATGGTGAACACAATGGTGCATCTAACCGAGACAGATTGACAGAAGAAGTTGGTGATTTATTTTGTATGATTCAGTTGATGATTGAAACAGGTATCATTAACATTGATGACGTAGATAGAGCATCCGCAAACAAGAAAGCAAAACTCCAGAAATGGTCCAATATTTTTAACGAAGAAACAGTAAACTAAAATGAATTTGATAACGAAACTCTCAACAAGAAATTATATGCCAGTCACATGGCAGAGTATTTCTCGCCTTGAGAAATCAGATTGCCATACACCACTAATGGGGGCTTGTACCTGAGGACCAAAAAGTCCAAAAGAGAATATAAAGACAAGCCCCCTAGAGACAGCAAACTCTAGGGGGTTTTTCTTTGTGTTGTATAAAAACAACATCTATGAAAATAGTTGTTGACAATCTTTCCGATTGTGGTATACTTTGTATTGAGTTGATCGTGACTCAGCAAAAAAGTTCTTTAACAATTTGCATTCATATTTTTTATGATGGGGATTTGTGTAGTGGTAGCACAGCAGACTTTGACTCTGTTAGTACAAGTTCGATTCTTGTATCCCCTGCCAAATGGTGACATAGCACAGCGGTAGTGCAATTGCTTCATACGCAATAGGTCGTTGGTTCAAATCCAACTGTCACCACCAATTTGGGGGTATAACT